CCTGCCGCCATACTCATCGCGCTATGCCTCGTCATGCCCAAGGCATACATACCCGCACGCGGAACGGAAGCGGCAACACCGCTCTTCCCGCTCCTCTACCACTTCACGCACGCGAACATCCTCCACCTCATCGCGAACGCGGCCGCGCTGCTCTACTTCAAGCCCCGGCCATCCACCGCCATCATGGCATTCCTCGTGGCATCGTGGACAGCCATACTCCCCTGCCTACAGCTCGACGCGCCCACCTGCGGGCTCTCGGCCATCGCCTGCGCGGCCTTCGCGCGACGCTACGCGGCATGGCACACGAACCCCCTTCCGTTCCTCGCCTTTCAGTTCCTGTTCGCCTTCATACCGAATTTCAACTTCAAGATTCACGTCATCGCCTTCCTCACGGCGCTCCTGATATGGAAGATATTATATTGGTCAAGGATAGATGGACGGTAGACGAGGTCCTCGCCGAGAACGCACGGCGGAGGAGCCATCTCCTGCTCGAGGGCATCGACCAGCTCACGGGCAAGGGGATGCCGCGCCACAAGCACCGCGTGCACATCAAGGACTTCACCATCAAGACGCAGTACCTCACCGAGGAAGTGTGGCGCGAACCGCTATACCGCGCCGTGGCAGCCGTAGGCTCCATACGCGCATACGTCACGCAGTTCAACATGGAGAACCGCGAACGGCTGGGAGGACGCGAGATAACGGACGAGGGCGTGCGCCGCGAGCTCATGATGCTGCGCATACGCGAGGACCCCGCCTTCGCCTTCATACTCCTCTTCACCATCAAGCACAAACGTACGGGTAAGAACGTACCCTTCAGGCTCAACTACGCCCAGATAATCCTCCTCGAGACGCTGGAGGAGATGCGCAGGGCGAAGATGCCCATACGCCTCATACTCCTCAAAGCCCGACAATGGGGCGGCTCGACATGCGTCCAGCTCTACATGGCGTGGATACAGCTCTTCATCAAAGAGGGATGGAACTCCGTCATCGTGGCGCAGACAACGGACACCTCACGACGCATCAAGGCGATGTACACGCGCGTCATCGAGAACCTGCCCGCGAAAATCATCTTCGGCATAGACACGCTGAGGTTCAAGGCGCTGGAGGCATCGGGCTCCGACTCATACATCGCCGACAAGAAGGGGAAGAAGATACGCGACAACATCATCACCGTCTCCTCCTACGAGAAGCTGAACTCGACGCGCGGAGCCGACCTCGCCATGGCGCACTACTCCGAGGTGACCTACTGGCCCGAGACGCCCTCCAAGCGCGCCGAGGACGTCATAACCGACATCGCGTCCAACATCCTGCAGGAACCACTCACGATGGAGATAATGGAGTCGACCGCCAAGGGCATGTCCGGCTACTTCTACGAAGAGTACCAGCTCGCCAAGCGGGGGGAGTCCGCACGACGCGCGCTCTTCATACCTTTCTTCTACCTGGAGAAGGACCTGCTCGACTTCAACGACGAAGACGAGCGGCGCCGATTCGCCGAACAGCTCCTCGCAAAGCAGAACGACATCAGCGAGACGGAGACACGCGAATCGGGTTCCTACCTCTTCTCGCTATGGGTCAAGGGCGCGACTCTTGAAGGCATCAACTGGTACATACAGACGCGAAGGGGGATGCACAGCCACTCGCAGATGGCATCCGAGGCGCCCTCCGACGACATCGAGTGCTTCAAGTTCTCGGGCATGCGCGTCTTCGACATCGGACTCGTGGCCGCACGACGCGAGGCCTACATACGCACACCCGTCTACAAAGGCGAGATAGTCGAACGACCCGACAGGAAGATAGTCCTCGCACGGCCCAACGAGAACGGGGAGCTGTACATCTGGGAACACCCCGACCTCACGCCCACCAGAGACCGCTACCTCGTCATCGTCGACGTGGGCGGGCGCACCGCGCGCGCAGACTACTCCGTCATAACCGTCATCGACCGCTGGCCCCTCCGATTCGAAGGTGGCAAGCCCGAAGTGGTGGCCAGGTGGCGAGGACACATCCGTTTCGACTACCTCGCCTTCAAGGCCGTCTTCATCGCGCGCTACTACTGCAACGCGCTCCTCGTCTTCGAGTCCAACACACTCGACAAGAAGAAGGGGCAGCAGGCCGAGTTTACGCCCGAAGGCAACCACGTACGCTCCATACTCACCGTCATAGACGGCGTATACGACAACCTCTACGCGCGCGCCGCAACCGACCCCGAGGACATCAAACAGGGCATCTTCACCAAGCTGGGATTCTCCACCAACAAGAAAACGAAGCCCGACATGGTCGACGCCTTCACCCTCGCCATCGAGGACGACAGGTTCATAGACCCCGACGAGCGCGTATACGAGGAGATGGCCATATACGAGATGCGCGCAGACGGCACCTTCGGCAACGCCGCAGGGGCGGGCAACCACGACGATATCCTCATGACGGACATGATCGGCAACTTCATCTCCGAGGACATGCCAATGCCCAAGCCCGCCCGCAAGAAGAAACCCGCCAACCACCGCAAACGCGAAACCCGCAATGAATCGCTATTCTGACTCACACCACCACGGCCACACGCCACCACGGCCACCACGGCCACCACGGCCACGCGCCACCACGGCCACGCGCCACCACGGCCACGCGCCACACCGCCACGCGCCACCACGGCCCTGCGCCACCACGGCCCTGCGCCCCCTCTCTTCTTCGCATTGGCGGCAATGCCATTGCCGCGCCAGAATATAAACCCTAAACACCAACCACAATGAACATCATCAGGAAAATCTACCTCCGCGCAAAAGCCTACCGCAACCTCGAGGAGGCCATCCGCAAGGCCGACGCCGCCTACCTCAAGTACGGCACGCGCGTCTACGTCATCCCAAACGGCAGCAAGCTCGCCATCATCGACAAGTCATCCTTCAAGAGGCTCAAAGACAAGGACCGCCTCGACGGCATAACGACCATGGCCGACGTCGAGCGGTGCTGCTTCTACTACACACCGCGATACAACGGAGCCGATCCCATCACGCCCGAGCTCGCCCGCCAGAAACGGCGCCAGTACTACCGCATCCTCGGCCTCACCTTCACCCCCTTCGAAGCTTGACCGCCACCCCACCCACGCTCCCGCGCGCCCACGCGCCACCGCCCAAGGCCGTAAGGCCGAGGCCCACCACGGAAAAGCGCCGCCTGTCCTCACGGATAAGCGGCGCTCTCGCATTACAAAAAATCTGCTCAGAAAATGGTAAAGATAATAATTAATGCTATGAACAATCAATAATTACCAAATATATACGTATGTAGAACTTAACCGCCACAAAGATACCGCTTTCCCCCGAAACCGCAAAACATTTCCGCGAAAATCGACCCCGCCCTTTGCTTTTTGCCCGCGCAACGCGCCCTCACACCCCGCGGCAGCGACACCCTGCGACAGCGACACCCTGCGGCAGCGACACCCTGCGGCATCGATACCCTGCGGTAGCGACACCCTGCGGCAGTGACACCCTGCGGTAGCGACACCCTGCGGCAGTAGCGCCCGGCAAATTATCAGCAAATGAATCCTTAATCAAATGTTAATTTATGTAAAAGCGAAAAATCGGGCTTTGCGGTCAGAGAGCCTTTGTTTATAGGGGTGTGCGAGCGCGCGCGTGTTGCACCCCTGCCCCCCCTGCCCGCCACGGCCACGGCCCACCGCGCCCACGCCCCGATGACCCAGCGGCCGACCGCCCCCGATGGCCCTGCACCCGATGCCGCCACGCGCGCGAACATCATCTCCGCGTATCGCGCAGCAGGGCATCGGCCGCCCCCGACCACCCAGCGCAGCAGGGCCACGACCCGCCCCACGCGCATCAGAGCATCGGCCGCCTATCGCGCCCCCGACCACCCAGCGCAGCAGGGCCGCGACCCGCCACCCATCGCCCCTGCTTGCAGGGCTTTTTGACCGATTGATTCCTATTAGGAATTTTTGTGGCGTTGATTATCAATCATTTAGGCTTTTTACGGAACAAATTCCGTTTTTCTATTTGACCTTTTCAGCAATATGTTCCCACTTAACTGCTTGATTTTCAATGCCCGAAAAATCTTTACAAATCTTGTTACCACATTTGTTACCACATTTGTTACCATATAATCAATTGACTATCAGACTGAAAGGCCAAAAAGGCCAATTGGTAACATACCTACAACTTTATACACATATATACATATATATTACGCACTATTACGCGCTTTTTTATCTCGCGCGTTTTCTGCAACGTGTTACCATTTATATCATTTTTTAGTACTACCTTAATAATCAATGCTTTAAATGGTAACAAATATGGTAACAAATGTGGTAACAAATGTGGTAACAACGACTTGCGCTGTACCCATATTGCCCGCCATCAGAACCGCGCGAAGAGCCAGTCGAAACGTTAAAAAGGCGTCAAAAAAGGGTGCATATTTGCACACTTCGCCCCCTCTCAACTCGGCAACTTGCTCACATACAATGACTTAAAATGTTAAAAGAGAATTGTGGTGTGACCCATCAAACGCACCGACTCAAAAATCTTGACAAAAACTGCTAGCCCCACCTTACGGCCTCTTATTTATGTTATGTTTAATAGAAAATTTTTAGTAGGAAAAATCCTTTGCCTAAAGGCCCGTTACTCTCCCTGATCTAAGCGCAAGCGGATAGGCTTTCCGCACCACGGGCATCGCAATCCAAGCTCTCCCTGCTTGCTCTGCTCTCCCTGCTCGGCTGGTGGCGTGAAGAACTCGGCTAGTGGGCATCCGATTGCGTCCGCTATGCGCAGCAGGGTGCGCAGCGTCATTGATTCGGGGGTGTTGATGGTGCGTGAAAAGGATGGCTGACTCTTGTAGCCAGCACGCTCGGCCACCTCGGTAAGGGAAAGTCCATGCCGCTTTGCGGCTTGTTTGATAAAGATATCCATATTTCGATATATTAAGGTACGCGCGCAAAGGTAGTGCTTTGCCTCGACATATCCAAATGTGGATATAAATCTTAACGAACCTTAACGGAATTGCATTTAAACGGATATTTAGTTAAATTATCTTTATTTTGATAATTTTTCGACCGCAAGCTGCACGATATATCAAAAGATTGATATACCTTTGCCCCCGAAAACAAGACGCTCTTTGACATATTGGGATACGAAGACGGGAGAAAGCCGCTGCCGATGCCGAGGAGGCTATGCAGCGCGCAGGACTCCCCGAGATAAGGGTACAATATCAGAGAGACACATAGAGGCTGGACGGGCTAGTGACCCGACACGGGAGAGCGAGACTCCCAGCCTCACAACCTATTATTAACCCTTTAACCCTTTACGATTATGAAGTACGAATTTTGGTACAAGAGCATTTTGACAACCATTGCCAACGCAACCGCTATGAAAGAGGCTTATGACCGCCTGCACGCGGCTGGCTTGTCTTACGAGCAAGCGGCTTATGTCTATGTAGAAGACTACTCAAAGCAGGCTAGTAGTGGTTATTCGATGGGCGAGGTGGTAACGCTCTGCTGCGGCAATGTTACTCTGCTCCGCTATGACAACACCCGAAGCTACGCGAAGTCCTGCAAGTGGCGCGCGCGCCACGGGTCGGTTGTCTTTAGGTTGACCAAGACGGCTCTTCGCGAATATGCGCGTTTGTGCCGAGTATGCTACGATGCCCGTGAGGTCCAGCAATCACGAATTGCTTGGGCGAACAAGGCGCAGAGCGATGACATTCGCGCTAGCAAGCTGGCGGGAGCAGAAGACGCCCGTAAGCAGGCCCTTGAGGCTTATACGGCAATCAAGGCTCTATTGCTCAAGCATCTTGATACGGCTGCCAGCGACATCAAGGCTGGTTCACGGGTGTTTTTCTAGACAACTATCCCCTGCCCGTCTATAGGGCGCGCGGCTCGTGACCGAGCAGGGGAGCAACCATTATTATTAACCCTTAAAACCTTACGATTATGAAAGAGTATCAAGTACAAGTGGACATCGTTATGTCCGCGTTTGTGTATGTCAATGCCGACTCCGAGGAGCAGGCCAAGGCCATTGCCGATGAGCGCGTCAGCCGCGACCCCTACGACTACAAGCGCGATGCCTATTACGTTTCGCACGAAGTCATAGACGCTTGTGAATAAGGATATGGACATACTACTATTAGCCGCCAGCATCCTCATCCTGCGCGGCATCAATCCGAGACTATTTGACTCAATCACTAACCAATTTTTAAACGTATGAAGAAGTTAATCATCGCGGTGGCTCTGCTGGTAGCATCCACCGCAAGCCTCACGGCTCAGAGCTACACGCGGCAGGGCAACACCTTTGCCGCAGTCAGGAAGGCCACCACGGCCAAGGAATCGGGCAAGAAGACGGCCTACACTTGGAAGGATTCCAATGGCAATGAGTACCCCATCTATCAGAGCGCGAGTGGCAGCTGCTATGTGCTGCGCACATCCCGCAAGACGGGTAAGGAATACAAGCATTACCTGGGAGTAGAGATTAGCACCGAGATAGCACGCTTGACCGGAGTGAAGTACGAACCTAGAACCCGCAAGTGATATGGCATACAATTTAGGACACACGGAGAGGCTAGGCAACTCCGTGATAAAGAAACGCAGAGACTATGGATACAAGTATGAAGTATGGACGGGTGGCATCAAGCGCAGCTTTGCCACTATCCAGCGCGCGAGGGCATTCGCCCTTGCCGAGTGGCAGGGCAAGAGCCTGCTTAGTGTGTAGGTGGTGCGAGGTGTGGCCCGCTGGCCTCTATTGCCCCATCAACGAGATGCCGACCAAGATTACCCGCCAATGTGGCGAATTCAGCGCGCTCTGACGCGCATCCCCTGCCCGCCTATAGGGCGCGCGGCTCGTGACCGAGCAGGGGAGCAAAACAACCCTATTATTAACCACTAAGTGGTCAAATTCGACCACTTTTAACCCTTTACAACTATGGAAGAAAGAATCAAAGCCTATCTGGACAAGCGCGCTGCCGAGGATGCGCAGTTCGCAGCCCATTACCCGCATCCCGAAAAGACTATTGCTGGATGCGTCCGCTACCTTTACAACCACTACCGCGAGGAATCCAAGGGCGCGCAGTGCTACTGCGCCTCTGACGATGAGGTCTTCGGCCTCTGCGTCCACTATTTTGAGGACGATAGTATCAAGGAGACCAAGCCTCAGCAGGCCAAGCCTGCCGTGCGTGAATCCCCTGCTATCCCCTTTACGGGGAATACCCCGAACGCAGTCAAGCGCACCGCCCCTGCCAAGGTGGTAAGCCTCAAGCCTGCCGCCAAGCCCTCTACCCCAGCCCCCAAGCAGCCTGCCGAGAAGAAACAAGCCGTGCAACTAGAACTCTTTTAAGTTATGACGAAGAAAGAAGCTACGGAGTTTAACTCCGTGATTCCCGAACTGACCGCCAAGCAGCGCGCCACGCTGCTGGCATCCGTCAAGCCCAGCCGCGAGGAGTGCGCCAAGCATCCCCGCACGCGTAAGGGCTGCGAATACTACGATTACACCTCTGCTATGCAGAGCGTAGGTGGCAATGCCGTCCTGCGCATCTTCCAAGCCTGCTACACGATTCGGCAGGGCAAGGTTGACGAGACGGACATCAGCGAGCTGGGGCGCGCCATCATCTCGCGCGATGGCAAGGTGCATATCTTCGCCAAGCACCTCCGCCCGTTCAGTTACTATATTCGCAGGGAGTTCAGCTGGGATTCCGAATTCGGTTATGTCAGCAACGGACGCTATAGTCAGCAGAATAGGCGGTTTATGCTTGCTGACAACTCTTGCGCTATATGCTTATTCAGCGTGCCCCGCTGGCTGCGTCAGAGGGGCTACACCAAGGGCCTCTGCACCTATGCCGTGCGCGACCTCTTTACTCCGCAGGGCGAGGCCATTGCCAAATGGGGCTACGGCCATATGCTCAACGTGTGGTGGCGGCAGGACGAGGCCGCGCGTGCCAACATCTGCACCGCCATGCGCATCTGCCGCAGAAACGGCTACGCTATCTCTGACTACCACGACTACTGCGACTACATCCGCGAGTTGGTCGTGCTGGGGCGCGACATCCACAACGCGCACTATGTCTGCCCTGCCGACCTTGCCGCTGCGCATCAGCAGACCACGCGTCTTGTCGAGCGCAAGCGCGAGGCGGAGAGGCGCAAGACCGAGAGGCGAGAGGCGATATCCCAGGAGGCCGCCTATGCGCAGCGTATGTCCGCGTGGCTGGGCATCTGCCTTGAGGCCGATGACCTCATCATCAAGCCTCTTCAGAGCGTGCAGGCATTTTACGATGAGGGCCGTGCGATGCATCATTGCGTGGCTGGCTATTACAACTGCAAGGACACCTTAATCCTCTCCGCGCGTGATGCCGAGGGCAACCGCCTTGCCACCATAGAGGTGCGCATCTCCGAGGGTCGTATCGTTCAGACGCGCGACCGATGCAATGCCGTCCCGCCCCGCAAGGACGAGATAGAGAGCCTCATCCGAGCCAATATGTCTTACATCCAGCATCCTAACCAATCTAAAGCCGCTTGATTATGATTAAGCTATCTGATTTTCGCGCCTTGCTGCGGGGTTATTGCCTCGCGGCCAAGGCCACTTCGTCAGCCATACGCTATGGCTACGATGACACCGAGGGACAACTATCTGCCCTCGTTGACTATATCCTCGCCTCCGAGTGCGCCTACCAGCGGGAGGCCCATCCGACCTATCTCATTCTCCCTGCCGTGCATATCCTTGAATATGTCGGTAGGTTTTTCCGCGACCGACCCGACTGCGATGGCGAGGCCACCGCGCGGCTGGTGCGCGTCATTGACCCAGCCAACCCCAAGCCACGCACGCGCAAGGACACCCGACCGCAGTACTTGGCCGTGGACATCGCTTAAATAACCTTAATTTTTAACCCTGCTGGGCAGAGGTGTGGCGCGAAATGCCTACCTTTGCCCAGCGAATAAACAATTACTACTATGAGAGCCTACAATTATTTAGATGTCAATCCGAATTGTCAATCCCTAGTCATCGAAGACGATGGCATAGTCTACGAATTCGTTGAGCCAGACCCAACGATATTGGAATCCTGCGATGATTGGACGTATATGGATTGCAAGAACTATCTCCGCAACAATGAGCCATTCGATGTCCGAGGGTTAGAGGATAACGAATCCTAGACCCCTCTATCCGTCAAGCAGCCAGCCGCACCTAGGAGTCTAGATGCGGCTGGCTTTTTTTTATGCCCGTATGTCTCGATCATTTTTCCCCTCTTCTCCTCTAATCCTGCGGCCGATGGCTCTAATCCTGCGGCCGACGGGCTATTCGCCTTCCTCCATCCTCGCGTAGACCGCGTTGATGAGTTCGCCCACGGAGTCCACCGAGTTCTGCGAGTCCTCGCTTTCTGCCGTCTTCTTTCCCCACCTGAACTCAGCGTACTTGGCCATTATCGTCAGCCGCTTTTCGGGCGTGAGCGAATCGAGGTCCGCGTCCATGCCGCCCTTGCCGAAGTAATCGTCTATGAGCTGCTGGAAGTGCGTCCGTGCATCCACTTGCCCCAAGTCGGAGAGTTTTGTTTGTTTAGCCACGTTGTGTTTGTTTGTTATAGTCGGAAGTTGGTGTCTACGCTTGTTTTTCTTGCGCTGCGGTAGAGGTTAGCGAGGGCTAGTTCTGCGGCTTGCTGATAGCCTTCCGAAGGTAGGCCGACCATTTGATACCACGCGTGCAGCGCGCTCTGCACTACATACTGATGCGCGAAGCCCTTCAGCGCGTTCTCCGAGCCGTGCCAATGGCCGGGCCATCGGAAGCGTATCTCCCAGTAGTCGATGGCTTCCTCAAGTATCTCATCGTCCGTGATGTGCGCGTGGTCGACCACGCACCAGCGCAGCGCGCCCGCGATGTTGTCCACCGCGTTTTGCACCTGACGAAGCAGCCAATCCGTCATTTTGCCGCCTCGGTAGAGCAGCTTCTCATCGGGCTTCTCGCGCGTGTTGCCGCGCGCCCAGGTGTCGAACTTGACATCGTATTCTATCTCGTTCCAGCGGAGTCGTACTAATGCGTCAGTCATCGTCAAGCGTGATTTTTGGTTCAAAATTAGTGTAGTCTATGACTTCCCTGCGCACCTTGATAGGCATTGAGAGAGCCACAAGCTCTTCTCTGATGAGGTCTTCGGCCTCAAGTGCTTCCTCTTTGCCCTGCTCCGCGAGTGCCGCCAGCCCGAACGCGGGGGCGATGCCCGCTATCGCCCGCCATACGATGAACCAGTGCAGCAGGTCGGCAAGCGCCTGCCCGTCTCCGTCCAAGTCCAGCCCGAACGTCCACGACATCTCGTCCTCGCGCAGTAGGTCATTGCCCGTGGCCGTCTTGTCGGCAAGGTGGTCGCGCAGGAAGGTCTTGACCTTCGCCAAGCCCGTGCGGATGAGCCTGCGGATGAGTTGTCGGTCGCTGGTGTTCTCGTCCATCTGCACTAGGTAGCGCAGGTCGCGGTCATTCACGTTTGCGCCTGCACGATGCAGCACTTGGACTATCGTATGCTCCAGCTGCTCATAGTATAGCGTTATGCTTATCATAGGTTTTTATGTTGTGGTGAGAACGGGTGCGGCCTTGTGGTAGAGGGCTGCACCGAGACGGGTCTCTGCCGCGGCCATCCGCGCGCTCCATTCCTTTTCCTTGGCTGGATCGATGACGCGATACCAATCCATCATGATGTAGGATACTACGAACGAGTGGCCGATGCTACTCAACTGATTGTCTATGGCCGCGCAGCGGTTGTTGACGAGCAGGGCTATCGTCCATTCCCCGTCATCGGTCATCCCATCGAAGTCGGCAGGCAGGTCGGACGTCACCGAGCCGCCCACGGGTGCGAGGAAGTTCTTCACGCTTTCTACGAGTAGGTACATGCCCTCTAGGCCAGACCGCTTGGCGATGTCGAAGTCTACGCCCTCATCGCCCATCTGACGCTCCGCGTGCAGGCCGTCCTCGCGTTGCTGCTGGTTACCTTCTTTCCATGTTGCCGCCTTGACATCGTAGGCGATGTGCGGCCAATTGAGTGTTATGGTTCTGCTTTGCATGGTTTGCCTCCTTCCTTACGATGGTTCATCGGGTTCATGTTTGTAGCGCAGGGCTGATGCCATACGGGTCTCCAGCATGGTGTTCTTGTTCAGCCATATCTGCTCGCGGCTAGGCTCTACCATGCGATACCAGCCCGCTACGATGTAGTTGGTGAGGTACGAGATGCACAGGGATGAGATTTGTTCCTTCGTGGCTTCGCTGCGGTCATTGACGCCTGCAAGTGTAATCAAGATGTCCATGTCATCTTGGAAGATGGTATCGTTTGGCTTGGTCGGGATATCCACACCGCCTGCCGTTGTCGGGTCATTTGCGCGGCTGGCCTTGGCCGTTGGGATGTATTCCTTCAGCTGCTCTAGCAGGAAGCCCAGCCCTTCGAGAAAGAGGCGTTTGACGAGGTTCTTGTCCATCGCCTCGTCTGATATCTGCGTCTCCCCGTGCAGCCCGTCCTCGCGTGGGGCGATGCGGCCAGCCTTCCATGTGTAGCCGCGTGCGTCATACCACGCGTTCTTAAAAGGGATTTTAACGTTGAAATTCGCTTTCATGCTAATGTGGGTTTAGTTCTGAAAATCAAAGTAGGTATCTTCTCGGCCAGCCGCTCGGCCTCGGCCTTGTAGTATGTGGCGCGTTCCTCGGTCTTGTCCAGCAGCCATGCCGACATCGTCCAATCTATGATAAACCGCTCTACTAGGTCTCTAAATCCATTGGGAACGTCATAGGAAGAGTCGAACACGAAGTTGATAGAGCCTTGCCCCAATTGGGAGTCGGGCTGCGTATTGAACTGACCGAATGGCAGGAGTTTCTTTCCTAGGTCCACTGTGGCCTCTACGGCGTATTGCATCAGCAGATCGCGGTCGCGTTGCAGGATGTGGATATGCTCGTAGAGTGAGTTGCCGCTCCCGTCAGTCTGCTCACGCGCCACATACGAGGACAGGGTCTCGCAGGCCTTGTAGATATCGTCATAATCAATCGCTACGCTTGATAGTGCCATAGTCTTTATTTTTGCGCAAAGGTATGCCCCTTGCTGCGCCCCTCTTGCCGATATGCGCAAATCGGTTAAGATGCGCGTAGCGTGAGAATACCTTTGCGCCGTAATTATAGCTATCTATGAAACGAATAATCCCGTTATCCGTCATCCGCAAGACCCAGCCCGACTCTGTCAAGGCACGCCGAGAGGAAAACAACACCAAGGGCAGGCGCGATGACATACTGCTGCGCCGCGCGGAGGACTGCTGGACGCAGCTGAGTGAGTTCCGCGCCACGCGCGCACGCAACCTGCGCTATGTCTTCGGAGACCAATGGGCGGATTTGGTCTACGACAACCACGGCCACCTCGTCCCCGAGCGTGAGCGCATAGCCAAGCGTACCGGGGGCGTGGTGCTGCAGAACAACCACCTCGTCAAGATTGTCAACACCCTGGGTGGTGTCTATTCCAAGTCGGCCACGATGCCTACAGTCTTCGCGCGTGTCCCCGATGCCGATGCCAAGTCCGAGATGATGACCAATGCCCTGCAGGCCAACTGGGAGATGAACGAGATGTCCGAGCTGCTATCGGCGGGCTTCACGGAGCTTATCTGCGGCGGTCTTGAGATGATGCGCGAAGACTGGGATATCCACGATGACGAGGAGGATGCCTACACCTATCTCGTCAATCCCGACTACGCGTTCTTCGACCTTCAGGGCCTCGACCCACGACATTGGGATGTAGACCTCGTAGGCGAGATCAAGGACTACACCCTTGGCGAGTTGGCCGCCCTGCTGGCTGAGTCGGGTGCCGACTACGCCCAGCTTGAGGCCATCTACCGACCGTACATCGACTATCAGCGCGACTCCTATCAGAGCCGTGCCGTGGCCGACACACACGGCGAGTCGATGACGTGGTATCCGACGCTGAATAACAACCTCTGCCGCACCTACCACGTCTGGACGCACGAGCATAAGCTGCGCTACCGCTGCGTGGACCGCCTCGACATGGAGCAGCCTGTCTACCGCATCGAGTTGTCCGACCTTCCGCGCATCAAGGCTGAGAACGAGGCACGCCTCGCCATGGCCGCGGCGCAGGGCATACCCGAAGACCAGGTGCCGCTCATCGAGTACACCAAGGTTATGGACCAATACTGGCATTTCACGATGCTCTCTCCCGAAGGCTATGTCCTGCAGGAGTTCGACTCACCCTTCGAGCACGGCTCCCACCCGTATTCATTTCGCGCGCACAGCCTCATCAACGGGCGCTTCGTCCCGTTCATCAGCTGCGTGGTCGACCAGCAGCGCTACATTAATCGCCTCATCACCTTGCAGGACCTCATCATCATGTCCTCCGCCAAGGGCGTGTGGAAGGTACCGAAGGACTGCCTAGGCGATATGTCCGAAGAGGAGTTCGCCGAGCGCGCCGTGGAGATTGGCGGTGTCATCTTCTACGAGCCTAGCCGTACGGGCAAGGAGCCTGAGCAGGTCACGTCCAACGCCACTGTCGCTGGCACGGCCGAGCTGCTGCAGCTTCAATTGGCATCCATCAACGAGATTACGAGCGTCTCCGAGGCCTTGCAGGGCAAGACGCCGAAGGCCAACACCGCCGCCTCGCGCTATGCTATGGAGGTGCAGAACTCCACCACGTCCATCGCCACGCTCCTCGCCAAGCAGACGGCATTGGAGCGCTCCGTGGCACGCAAGAAGATGGAGGTCATCCATCAGTTCTACAACGAGGATCGTCCGCTTGGTGTCATCCACCCCAACGGATACTACGAGTATTCCAGCTATCGTCCTCGCGAGGTGCGAGACATCCGCTACTACGTTGCCGTACGCGAGACCGAGGACACCGCCGTCAGCCGCCTTCTCATCAACGACGTGGTCAACGAGATGTGGGCCGCAGGCCAGCTCACGCCAGCCCAGCGCCTCAAGTTGTCCTACATCCCCGGCGCCCAGCCTATCATCAAGGCGCTCGAGGAGAACGGCACGGACGGGCAGATGCTCCAGCAGGGCCAGCTCGCCCGAGGCCAGCAGATGGCGGGCAACAACGCCGCGCAGGCCATAGACCCTGCCATAGGCGCACCGCCCGAGCAGGACCTCGTCCAGAAGTTCGCCAATCGTCAGTTACCTAATCCACTACCTCAGTAGAGCCACCGTACCCGCGGCATAAGCTGCGGTTAATCCTCCCCCACACTATGGAACAGAAGAATATATCACTATCCTACGGCATCCACCGCACGCCGTCCATCGGCCACGAGGGCGAGTTATCGGCGTGCGTCAACCTCATCCCCCGCAACGGCGAGTTGGTCAATATCCTGCCTCCCGCGCGCAAGGCTACACCCACGCTGATGAGCGGCGAGACGCTCGTAGCCATTCACCACGTCTCGCCCAGTGACGAGGATATATACATCTTATATCGGAGCGGTCAGCTGTACTGGTATCGCAACAATAGTCGTAGGGTGTTAAGGTCGGCTGCTTCGGCCACTATATATTCGCTTACGCCAATAGGCAATGTCCTTTGCCTGACATCAAGTAATACCGTGGAGTACTACCTATGGCGTAATAATGGGTATACGGATCTGGGTGGAGCCGACTTCAATATCGATTTGCAATTCGGTATCAAGTCGGGGTCTACGCCATCTGAGAAGGAGTTAGGGGGCAGCTCTGTATCGCTGGAGAAGACCACTACAGGCGGAGATGTATCGTGCGGCGAGCTCGTATATTCAATTACGGCATCGAACGGAACCGTTAGGTGGGCGCATTACGACCACAATTATTTCGAGCCAGGCGATTATTACTATGTCGACTCCAAGGAGTACGGCGGTCTGCTCTGGACAACGCATAATCTGAGGATCGAGTTCTCGGGTATGTTCACGGAGGGTAGCGCCACCGGGGTCAAGAAGGTCGTGGGCATCAATGCGGAGAATGCGCAGTCGAAGGTCTTTGTTACGGTGCCTGATATTCCGGAAGGCTGCACGGGCAATTGGTCTACAATGAGCATATGCTGGGTGAATTGGTCTAACAACCGCATTGTAGGCGAGTCAGCGTATCAGTACATCAAGGTGTTCCGCGTGGATTCCACGGTCACTGATAGCGGTACGAGTTCGTACACTCTTGATACCGGAGCGGATGTTATCATAGGACTGGCGAACGAGTTCCTTGCCAGCGCGGCGAAGGATAACAAGTTCGTGATGCCGTTCTTCGTGCGTTACGCGCTAAGACTGAAGACGGGGCAGTTAATCAATCTATCCGCGCCCTGCTTCATCGAGCCTAATTCGCTCTACGCGCCCGAGGTCTTCTTGCGTGAGAAGGGGGCGCAGTTATCACATATCTTCACGCAGCCGAGAGTAAGGGCTTACCTGTCTACATTATACTACCGAGTAGCGCAGGAGCCGTCAAGCCTTGACGTGTGGAAGGATGTAGTCGACAGTGTCGTGGTGGCGATAACGCCGCCTATATACTTGTACGATCAGAGTGTGACGGATGAGGTCCTTAAGAGCAGCGCGCGAATCCTCGACAAGGACGGTTACATAACCCTGTCTACTGACGATTCCTGGGGTGAGGGCAAGAATAAGTCCTATACAATTGACGGCGTCTTGCAGCCGTCTAACGAATATGGTGAGTACACTATACTTTTGCCTACCGGGGGTAAGCGCACGTCAATAGGCGGGAAAATGATTGACACGGCGATACAGGAGCGGAAGAAAGCTGCCCTGTCGACTTGGTATATCATTAAGGAGATCCCGATTGGGGCGCTCTCCTACACCAAGGAATGGGTAAGGCTCGATATAGAGGATGGCGTATTAGCCGCTATATATGCGCAGGAGACAGGGGATATCAACTTGCTCACCGACACGGCGGTATCCAGCTATCGGTTCGAGGGTGCGTACGGAGCGTTTGCCTATAACAATCGTATCTTTTATTATGGTGGCGTCGAACGTCGGTTCACAGGCTGGAATACAATCAGAATGTCGGGTTGGGTTGGCCCTTGGGACGATGACTCCACCGCTACTGTAGAAGCGACGGTCACCTTCGATGACGGAACGACGGAGGTAGGAGAATGGAAGACGAACGGTCGCGGGGTGCAGAATCTTCGGTTCTTTGCCTATCCGAGCGCATCCGCGGCCACCATCTATCATCCCGGCTATCGTGGGTATCTTACTTATTATTTTCACCCGCAAGGCACGGCGGATTTGGCTGTGGTATTTACCTACGAGCAGGCAACGCGGTCTCAGTCGGGAGCGGGGAACCCCCTTGGTGCTGTCTCTTATCCTAACAAGCTCTATATGTCCTACCAGAACCAGCCTCTCGCCCTTGAGCGTGATGCCTCCATCACCTTCAGCGGAACTATCCGCGCGATGTCGGTGGTTACGCAGGCGCTCTCGCAGGGTCAGTTCGGGCAGTTCCCACTCTACGTCTTCACCTCCGACGGCATATGGATGCTCGAGATTAGCTCCACGGGGGCCATCAAATCCTCACATCCTGTCAGCCGCGACGTCATCACGCAGGGTACGCAGCCGCTCCAGACGGACGATGCCGTCTTCTTCATCACCGCGCAGGGTCTCAAGCGCATCGTAGGTTCAAAGGTCAACCTCGTATCGGAGGTTATGCACGGCGCGGCGGTCAACGCATCCCGGTTCGCGCTGCCTGAAGTCTATCCCGCCGCGGACGATTTCTACCATCGGATTGTTGCCACGCTGTATAATGGCGTGCGCGAGACGCAGCTCAGTCCTATCGTCACGGACTTCCTGACCGCCATCCAAACGGCCCGGATGCTCTACGACTACGCCCAGCGCCTCATCCACATCTATATCGGTACGCAGGGCCACTTCGTCTATGACCTTGACGGCGGCGAGTGGGCAGAGCAGCGATTCGTTGAGGCGCAATGGGGCGCAATCTCTGGTAATATAGATAACTTCCTCGCCATCCCGAATCCCGTGTCCATAGTCCATCAGTACCCATATTCGGTCATGCAGATTAATCGCACGTATAGCAATTCTACGGACGCTGGCCTCTATGTCTATGATGGCTCCACCCGTGGCGATGGCAACACCGAGTTCGGCGGGGAGTTCCCCCGATTCGCATCCGCGCTTACGCGCCCCATCGCGCTGACGAATCCCACGGAGATGAAGGCCCTTATGGATTTCCGCCTCATCGGTCAGAAGGCCGATGCCGTGACCCAGTCGCGCTCCGCTCCTTTCCATCGCGTCCTCGTCTATGCCTCCAAGGATGGCATCCGCTGGCACCGCCTCAATTCCCTGAAGAAGGGCAGCTACAAGTACTTCCGCTTCCTCATCTACTCCTTGATGGCCGATGCCGATACCCTCACGGGCCTGACCCTCCACTACCAGGTACGCCGCATCAACAAGTTACGTTAAAATAATACCCCGCCACCATTACCGATGACGGGGTATTCCGTAATTTATTCCGTTAATACTTTATCTAATTGATTTTCAGTACCCAATTAATTCCTTGAATAAATTACCAAGCTAAATTTAAGAATACATAGTGTATCAATCGCGCTTGATTATCAAAGATTTACGCTTTCTGCAATTAATCTGAGTTTATCTGAATATCGCTGAATAAATGGCATTTTATTCCGTAATTTATTCCGTAATTTCGTTGAATACTTTCATTGCGTTCTGCTTCGCGGAGTCGATGATATCAATGTACGGGCGCATCGCGTTATAGGTCGAGTGCCCTGTCCACTTCATGATGATGGATGGGGATATGCCTAGTGAGAGCGCCGTGCAGATGAATGTCTTGCGCCCGATGTGGCTCGTGACGAGGCTCCACTTGGGCTTGACCTCCGTAACCTTACGTCCGCTTCGGTAGTAGGTAAGACTTATAGGCTCGTTGATGCCGCAGTCCTTCGCGATGTTCTTGAGGCTGATGTTCATGTTGGCGTTGGTGATGCGCGGGGTGAGGCATCCCCTGGCGCGCTCCTCATCCGTCAGCTCCATTCTGTGGAGGATGGCCTTGGAATAGTCGTTAAGTTCGATGACGAGGTTGTCGGTATCCTTTCGCGAGGTCAGCTGGAGGGTATCATGCTTAAAGTTATCTACGGTCAGTTGTGACACATCGGAGTAGCGCAGCCCGGTGAAGCAGGAGAGGCAGAGAAGGTCGCGGCTACGGCGCTGTGCGGCGCTGGGAAGATCTGCATGGTATATGGCCATCAGCTCCTCGCGCGTAAGGTATATAATCTTATTCTTCGCGGTTTTGATGTCAGTGGCATCGACCTTCTGGCTGAAGCCTTTCCTGTCGGCCCATCGAAGAAACCAATTGACCCTCTTCATGTAGCTGGAGATGCTGCTGTTCTTCAGTCCTGCCTCACCATAGAGTTCGATGAGCCTGCCCTGCGCCTCTTCGCTATCAATGTCCGCGTATGTCGGCTCTCTCTTCAGCAGTTGCTTGAGGGACGAGAAGACGTGGTTGATGTTCTGCGCGGTATGGTCGCTCCAGCTCCTCTGCTTGCTCTGCTCAAGGATGAAGGTGTTAAGGTCCTTGCGTAGGTTACGCTCTTCGGCCTCGGCTTTGGCCTTACGCCTGAGGCCCAGCTTTTCGAGGATGGCATCCTTGACCTCATCGGCGCAGGGCGGCTCGTCATATGAACTGAGGACTGCCGTGGCTGCATCCTCATAGCGCTGTATGCACTTGTTGATGGCGGAGGCCATATAGTCTCCGTGCATCGTGTTGGGCTTGCAGCGCTGTGCGTCCTTGGACCATCGCGAGAGCGTGACGCGATGCTTGAGGGAGAGACTGCACCGGCCTCCTTCCGACCATTGCACGATCATTCTTAGGTTGCCCTCGTCCGCGTTTCCACGGCATTTTTCAGGTGTGAAATTGACTGAATATCTCATAAGCATTAATCTTTACCGCGGCAAAGGTAAGCATTTACTTTCAAATGAACATAGATTTGTGCGTTAAAATAAATTAAATGCTTTATTTTTATATGCTTTTATTTATTTGGCTCAATAATAGTCATTACGCCGTATCTTTTTTAGCTGCGCCCGACATCGCCTCGATAATCCCGAGGAGCCTGTCTATCTGCTTGTCCTTATCCCGGAGCAGGGAGAGCAGCTGCTCGTTGGTCTGCTCACGCATCTCCTGCCCGTAGAACCAGGCGATGGAGAGGCCCAAGACTTCACTCAGTCGCTCTAATGTGGACGAGCGGACATCCTCCGCTTTGAAATACATCTGCATATTCTGGCTGCTAATCCCAAGTTTTTCAGCTACTTTAGTGATAGGGAGGCCTGTTTCTTTAACCTTCGCCTTTAAATATTCGCCTTTCATAATTGTAAGTCTAATGTTTAAAATTCATTAAAAATGTAAGTGAAATATTGCAGAATTGAAATAAAGGACTTACCTTTGCCCCCGAAATCAATCGCGGACGTGTCGCAGACAATTCTCGATGCCGCAAAGATACACATTATTAATATACACGCGTAAAGAGAGCGCGGAAAATTAAGATTAATTATGATACGCAAAAAAGTAATTCAGGTCCCACCGTCCAGCGTAGACAAGCTGGCAGCCGTCCACGACTGCAACCGCTCTACGGTCTACAGCGCACTCGCCTTCAACTCCAACTCGGAGCAGGCGAGAGCCATCCGTCAGGATGCGCTCGATAACCACGGTGGTGTCATCACATCGAAGATAATCCTTTAATTGTGCTCATGCTTTTTTACCCAGTTTTTCTTGAGACAGACGGTTCGCGAGAATAGCCTGTCTACACAGCGGAGTAGTTCAATGGCTCAGCGGAGCCTCGGCAGAACAGGAGAGAGTGTATTAATGAATGGAATGTCCACTAAGATGTATCAGCCGGAAACCGAATGGGAATCAAGATGCGGGTTCGAGTCCCGCCTCCGCTACTCACCAACTCTAACTCATCACACTATGCGACTACTTAACCTATCCCTCGCCATTGTCTTCTGCCTCCTCGGCATCTGGGCATCCTACGTTGCGCTGCGCGAGGGGCGCAACGATCAGGCGGCAATAGGCTTCATGTGCTTCGCAATGGCCTGCGCACTGACATTCCTCGACCGTAATAAAGACGAAGAAGATTATCTACTATGATTAGCGATTCCACCATGCTCGTCACGCTCACGGCAGGTGAGCTGCGAAGCATCATCGACGAACGAGTCCAGCAGGCGCTACACCCTGCCGACTCCGACCCCCTTGGCCCCCTCGTATGGGGCAATAAGGCCCTCGCCGAGTTCCTCGGCTGCACTCCCGCACACGCGTCCGTCATCACCCAGACAGGTAAGTACGAAGGCGCCATCGTACATCCCCACGGCTCAAGACGCGTGGCGTTTTACCCCAAATTACTAAAACAAATGATCCAAAACCAATCACAAGAACAGCAATGAAACTGACAAATGAACAAGAGGATCTCCTCGACTTGATGTACGAGATGACTATCACGGAGCAGGGCGTTAACGTGACTTATGACGCGGAGCGATCCAAGGCTCTGATTGAGGAGTATAATCTGCTCCCCGACGACAATACGAAGGAACAGTTCACTAATGCCAGCATAGCCTTCGGACTATGCGCGGAAGCGCAGAGACGCAACCTTGTCAAGGCTCTGGCCTTCGCTTTCCTTCGGCCTTCTGACGTGGAGTTTTTAGCCCGCTTTTTCCATCGCTTGAGTAATTCACAAATTAATGAAGTCAAAAATAAAATACAAGATGAACATTAACGTAAACATTAACTTCGGATGCACGTCCGATTTCAAGCAGACTATCGACACTCTGGTCGACGGCCTGTCGTTACGCCGCGCTGCCAGTGCCTTCCGCGACATCCTTGAAGCAGCCGAGCAAGTACCCAACACCACACCCGAGCCAGCATCTGTGGCTGAGGAGCCGAAGGAGCGCAAACCCCGCCGCCGCAAAGTAGCCGAAGAGACTGCTGCCTCCGCAGCCAAAGAGGCCACCACCCCCGATGTGTCAACTGAAGCCTCCGAGCCTACGCTTGTAGTCGAAGAAGCCACCGCTCCCGAGGCGTCAGCCGAGGCCCCCGTACCCGTAGCAGAAGAGGCTCCCGTACCCGTAGTCGAAGAGGCTCCCGTACCCGTAGTCGAAGAGGCCACCGCTCCCGAGGCGTCAGCCGAGGCCACCGTACCTGCACCCGAAGAGACCCCCGTACCCCCTACCATGGGTCTCAAGGAATGGAAGCAGCTCCTCGCCGACACGCGCAACCGCCTCGGTCTTGAGGACGGGCAGGAGAACTTCGCCCACAAGCGTGAGTTCAACAGCCTCGTCCGCAGCATAGCCGCATACTATGGCGGTGATCGCCCAGCTATCCTCACGCCTTCCAACCTCTACTACTGCGCTACGCAGGTCGCGGGCATCGAATGGGATGGCACGCAGTTCGTAGCTCCCGAGCCCGGCATAACACCGCAGCAGGTAGAAGAATACAAGCAAGCTCCGTTCTAGTCATGGCACACGCATTATTATCACCGTCCGCTGCCCACCGATGGCTGCATTGTACGCCGTCTGCCGTCCTCGCCTCTAAGGTCGAGGACAAGGGCAGCACGTATGCTGAGGAGGGTACGTGCGCCCACGCTCTCTGCGCGCTGATGGTGCTGGAGGCCCTTGGGCGCCCTGCCGAGCAGGAACGCGCCGAGTACGAGGCGCTCAAGGCCAAGTACGACTCGCCCGAGATGCAGGAATGCGCTACGATGTATTCCTCCCTCGTCCTCGAGAAATGGGATAAGGCCCGTCAGGCTGATGCCTTCGCGCGTATCTACATCGAGCGCCGTCTGGACTTCAGCACCTTCGCCCCCGACTCCTTCGGCACGGCCGACTGCGTCATCCTCTCCGAGAAGCGCATGGAGATCATCGACTTCAAGTATGGTAAGGGTGTCGAGGTATCTGCGGAGAATAATCCTCAGATGATGATATACGCGCTAGGCGCGTACGACGAGTTCTTCCTCGACTACGAGATCAATGATGTCGGTATGACCATCGTCCAGCCACGCATCGGCAACCTCTCCGAGTGGACGCTGCCCGCCAAGGAACTGATAGCGTGGGGCCGCGAGACGCTCCAGCCCGCTGCGCAGCGGGCGGCCAAGGGCGAGGGTGAACTGATGCCCGGTACGCACTGCCGCTTCTGCCCTGTCAAGGCCACCTGCTCCGCTATTGCCTACGAGGTCATCGATGCGTGGCGCACTAACAATAACTCCAAGCTGCTGCCGCTTATGATTATCGCCAACGTCCTCAAGCTCATCCCTCTCATCGAGCAATGGGCATCTGCCGTCAAGGAGTATGCCCTCGCCGAGGCCCTCGCGGGCAACGTACCCGAAGGTTTCAAGTTAGTCGAGGGGCGCAGCGTGCGCGTCATCGAGGACCCCGAGGGGCTGGCCGAGACACTCTCCGCCATCAGCGAGGACATCGCGCAGGGCATCTACCGTCCACGGGAGCTGAAGAGCCTCACCGACCTGGAGAAACTGGTTGGCAAGAAGCGCTTCAACGAGATGGCCAAGCCTTATATCGTCAAGCCTGCGGGAAAGCCTACGCTGGCTCCCGTCACCGACAAGCGTCAGTCTATTTCGCCTACCTCGTCAGAGGCTGCGGCTCTTGACTTCGCAAACTCTTAATTATTAACCCTTAATTATTAACTATCATCATGGCTATTAAGATTACATTGAACAACGTGCGCTTCGCCTATGCGCATGTATTCCAGCCGCACAAGTTCGAGGGCGATGACAAGGAACCTCGATACTCCGTCACTATCCTTATCCCAAAGTCCAACAAGGCCGAGGTCGAGAAGGCGCAATCCGCCGTGCAGAAGGCCTACTCTGAAGCCCAGCTCACACGCTGGGGCAACCGTAAGCCCGCCAAATGGTTTAACCCCCTGCAGGACGGCGATGAGCCTAACGGCGATGGAGAGGACCGCGGAGAGGCCTTCCACAACTGCTTCTTCATCAACGCCAAGAGCCGTGTCAAGCCCGGTGTCTTCACGCGCAACAGCGCGACAGGCTCCTACGATCCCATCCTCGACACGGAGGAGTTCTACTCAGGCTGCTACGGAAGCGTCAGCGTGGCCTTCAACGGTTTTGAGAATAGCGGCAACAAGGGCATCAGCGCCTTCGTCAACAACATCCTCAAGCTGAAGGATGGTGAGCCGCTCGGCTCCGGCGCCTCATCGCCTGAGGAGGACTTTGGCGCCGTTGATACTGATGACCTGTAATTGATAACTATCTGCCAGTATTCATTCCTACTCATCCTCTCGCGTCCGTGAGGATATCGGGAGGATCTTTTCTCTTAGCACTATGATTCTTGATATAGACATAGAGACCTATTCATCCGAGGCGCTTGCCGATTGCGGTGTCTACCGCTATGCTGAGTCCTCCGACTTCGACATCCTGCTCTTCTCCTATTCCGTGGACGATGGCCCCGTGCAGGTCGTTGACCTCGCCATGGGCGAACGTATCCCCGAGGAGATAGAGGCCGCGGTCTACTCGCCCGATGTGGTCAAGTACGCTCACAACGCTACCTTCGAGATGACGTGTCTCAGCCATTACTTCGGCCGTCCTGTCGATGTGCGTCAATGGGATTGCACGATGGTGATGTGCGCGCGCTGCGGCTTCCCCCTTCAGCTTGGGCAGGCAGCCAAGGTACTCTCCCTCGAGCAGCAGAAGATGCGCGAGGGCAAGGCGCTCATCCGCTATTTCTGCCAGCCCAACAACAAGGGGGAGCGTAACCTGCCGTCCGACCACCCCGACAAATGGGAGGTCTTCAAGGCTTACTGCTTGCAGGACGTGGCCACCGAGCAGGCCATACGCCGCCGCCTGCAAGGCTTCGTGGAGGTACCCGACTGGGAACGCAGGCTCTACGAGGTAGACTACGCTATCAATCGCCGTGGTGTGCAGCTAGACATCGACCTCGCCGCCAATGCCGTGGAGATGGCTGCCGCCGAGGATGCGCGGCTGCTCGATGAGGCGCGTGAGCTGACAGGCCTCGACAACCCGCAGTCCGTGACACAGGCCAAGCAGTGGATTCAGCAGAAGCTGGGCCTCGCGCGCCTCGACTCCCTCGACAAGGACGCTATGCGCCGTATGCTGGCGATGCCCGTGCTGCATCCCGACGTGCGCCGCTACCTTGAGATACGTACGCAGCTGGCCAAGACGTCCGTCAAGAAGTACGACTCCATGCTTTCGTCCGTATGCTGCGATGGGCGTATCCGTGGGCTACTCCAGTTCTATGGCACGTTTACGGGTCGCTGGGCGGGGCGATTGGTGCAATTGCAGAACCTCCCGCAGAACCACCTGCGCGCCATTGGCGTGGCGCGTGAGATGCTTGCCGAGGGCGATGCCGATGGCATCGAACTGACCTACGGCAGCGTCAAGCAGACGCTCTCCGAGCTCGTCCGTACGGCATTCATACCCCGCCCCGGCTATGTCTTCCATGTCTGCGACTTCAGTGCCATCGAGGCGCGCGTTCTCTCATGGCTGGCAGGAGAGGAGTGGGTCATCGAGGTCTTCCGTACGCACGGTAAGATTTACGAGGCTACGGCGGCTAATATGTATCACGTACCTATCGAGGATATCCACAAGGGCGATCCCCGCCGCCAGCGTGGCAAGGTGGCTACGCTTGCCCTGGGCTATGGCGGTGGTAAGTCAGCCCTTGAGGCAATGGACCGCGAGGGCCTCATCCCCGAGAATGAGAAGGCTGGCGTGGTCAAGATGTGGCGCGCTGCCAACCCCCATATCGTCAAGTTCTGGAGCATCATCGAGGACGCCGCGATGCGGGCTATTGTCAGCCGCCGCGAGCAGGTCATCAACAAGGGTGTGCGCCTCAACTACCATCGCGGCGCTCTCGTCATCACGCTTCCGTCGGGTCGTAGCATCGTCTATCCACGCGTACGCATCGAGCAGGAGGAGATGGCTTATGGCATGAAGAATACCATCTCCTATGAGCGACTCGACCAGACCACCAAGCAATGGGGGCGCAGCCGCACCTATGGCGGCAAGCTGACCGAGAACGTGGTGCAGGCCATCGCGCGTGATATCCTCGCCACCGTGCTCCTGCGTGAGGAGGAGCGGGGCCTTGGCGTGGTCTTCCACGTGCATGATGAGACCATCACGGAATGCAGCGCCGACATTCCACTATCAGAAATCGAGGGCATCTTCTCTGAGCCTATCCCTTGGGCGCAGGGGCTACCTCTAAAAGGCGCAGGATATACTGGTAATTATTATTATAAGGACTAATAATATGTTGGACCTTGATATTCATATCTCTGTCGCGGACAAGCGCTTCTCCAAGGAGTGGCAGCGCAAGACCGTGAAATGGGCGGACCTCGTGGCGCGATGCCGTAATCCGAAGCGGACACCCGAGTCAGTGGCGCAGTACTTCGCCATGCCCAAGGCGCAGCAGTCCGACATCAAGGATGTAGGGGGCTTCGTTGGCGGCACGCTCAAGGGCAAGCGCCGTACGAAGGATAACATCGTCTCGCGCGACCTGTTGACGCTCGACCTCGACAGCGCGCAGGCGGGCTTCTGGCGGGTGTTCACGGAGATGTATTTCAATACGGAGGCGTTCATCTATTCTACGCACTCACACACGTCTGCATCTCCTCGCCTGCGCCTCGTCATCCCCTTCTCTAAAACTATCTCTGCCGATGCCTACGAGCCTATAGCGCGCTCCGTGGCGCATGACCTCGGCATCGAGCAGTTCGACGATACCACCTACGATCCCTCGCGACTGATGTACTGGCCTTCCGCGCCTAGCGATGGGGAGTATGTCTTCGAATACCAGGCGGGCAAGGCTCTCGACCCCGACAAGGTGCTGTCATCCTACGACGACTGGCATGACTTCGGCGAATGGCCTATCTCCAGCCGAGAGTCCAAGCGCACCATCAGCGAGATTCGTAAGATGGAGGACCCGTTGCTCAAGGATGGCGTGGTAGGCGACTTCTGCCGTACGTTCTCCATCGCCGATGCCATCGAGCGCTTCCTCCCTGAGATATACGAGAAGGGTACGGCGAAGAACCGCTTCACGTACAAGCCCGGTACTACGGCCAATGGACTCGTCATCTACGAGGGCAAGTATGCGCACGCGTTCCAGTCTACCGACCCGCTCTGCGGGCCTCACAGCTACAACGCTTTCGACCTCGTCCGACTCCATCTCTTCGGTAAGTATGACGAGAACTGCGGCGAGGACAGGCTCGTCCAGGACAGGCCGTCATTCAAGCGTATGCTCTCCTTCGTCTATGAGGACGAGGTCTTCCGGGCCGCGATGCTCTCCAAGCAGCTGGGCGAGGCCGAGGAGGACTTCGCCGACGCACCCGACGAGGGGCCGAAGGAGGACACGAACGCGTGGCGCAGGGAGCTGGAGCTGCGCAAAGGAGCCATCGCACCCACGCAGCGTAACTTCATACTGCTCCTTGACAACCTGCCCGAGTTCAAGGGGTGTATCTTCTTCGATGAGTTCGAGCAGCGCGTCAAGGTGCGCGGCAAGCTGCCGTGGGATGTACGCACCGAGATGGAGCGGCCGATGTCATCCGAGGACTACTCGCTCATCAATACCTACTTCGTCAATCGGTACAACTTCGCGATGTCAAGGACGAACCTGCTGGACTCCGTGGTGACGGTAGCGAAGAAACACGCGCGCCATCCGGTCCGTGAGTACCTCGACACGCTTGTGTGGGATGGCGTGCCGCGCCTCGACACGCTCTTCGTCGACTTCCTCGCAGCGCCCGACACCGACCTCATACGCACGATGACGCGCAAGCATCTCGTGGCGGCTGTCAAGCGCATCTACGAACCGGGATGCCACTACGACCAGGTTATCATCTTCAGCGGCGATCAGGGCACGGGCAAGTCCACGCTCATCAAGCTGCTAGGGGAACCGTGGTCCAAGCCGATGTCCTCGCGCTTCGACGGCCGTGAGTCCATCGAGCAGCTGGCAGGGGCATGGCTCCTCGAGAGCGAGGAGCTGCGCGGATGGAGAGGCGCGGAGCTGGAGTCCATCAAGGCGTTCTTCTCCCGACCTGAGGACCGAATGCGTCCCGCCTACGGCATGGCCACGAACAACTATCCCCGTCAGTGCGTCTTCTTCGCTACTACGAACGATAGGATTTTCTTATACGACATCACGGGCAACCGCCGTTTCTGGCCTATCCCCGTGCGCAAGGGCTATGCACGGCTCTCGCCGTGGGATGACTTCACCAAGTATTACAAGGACCAGGTGTGGGCCGAGGCGAAGATGCGCTATCAGCAGAACGAGACAACATATCTCAGCGCGGCGGACGAGGAGGCGCTGGAGCGCTTCCAGATCAAGTTCACCGACACTTACTTCTCCGACTTGGCGGCGGCCGTCGAGGCATACCTCAACATACCCCTGCCGCCTAATTTCTATGGGTGGCCGCGTACACGCAGGGAGTCGTATTTCCGTCTTGACGCGGGCGATGACTTCACCGCTACGATACGTCGGGATAAGATATGCTATTCCGAGATACGCTCAGAGCTGTTCGTCGGGGGTAAGTTCCAGCATCGCATCGTCTCCACGGCCGAGCTGGCCAACGTCATGGAGGGAATGCCTGGTTGGGAGCGATGTGAGAAGGTGCTCTACTTCGGCGCCGCCTACGGCCATCAGAGGGGATATATACGTGTCGAGGACACGGACGGCGAGGAGGACGATATACTATGATCGAACATTACTGCGTAAGCGAGAAGGCCATCGAGCATTATTTCTGCGAGCAGATGCGCAGGCTCTCGCTGCCCTGCATCAAGCAGTTCAACCCATATGAGGCGGGATGGCCCGACCGCCTTGTCCTCCTGCCCGGCGGCCTCTGCTGGTGGGTTGAGTTCAAGAGCAGAGGCAAGAAGCCTACCCAGCAGCAGCTGATGCGCCACGCGAAGCTACGCGCCATAGGGCACAGCGTAGAGGTCATCAGCAGCCGCTCACAAGCTGAGGATCTTGTCGAGAAAATCAAGTTATTAGCTAACTATACAACACTATGACCCACGCATCAGTATTCAGCGGAATAGGTGGCCCCGAAGTCGCAGCGACCATGCTGGGCTGGGAGAACCTCTTCCACTGCGAGATAAACCCATTCGGGCGCAGAGTGCTCGACTATTGGTACCCAAACAGTAAAAGTTATGAAGACATTACACGAACAGACTTCACAGAGTGGCGCGGACGAGTGGACGTGCTCACTGGCGGCTTTCCGTGCCAGCCTTTCAGTTATGCCGGGCGACGCAGAGGCGCGGAAGATGA